GCTGATTTTAAAGATGGAGAGATGGTTGAAATACCTGATGAAAGTGGACATGGTTCAAGTGGATTTAGCACAAGTGCCGAAACTGCAAGAGGTTTTGCAGATGTCGATGATGATAATCCAGAACAAACATCAATTATATTTAGAATAGAACCAAATTCAAATGGAGAAGTTAGAGGTGCATTCATTGATGGAGAACCAGATGAACATGGTGATTATTGGGGTGAGGGAGAAATAACTCGTAGTTCTAAATCAAAGGCAAAAGTTAAAAAAGTAGAACGAGTTAGATTATCAAATGGAAAAATGGTAATTACAGTTACTTTAACAGAACCAGATGATTTATCAGAAGTGGTTGTGAGAGAAGAAAAGGGTAAAGTGGATATGATATCAAAAAAATATTTAGAAGGTCCTTTAAATCCAAAACCTAAATATGATATAAAAGAAAGTATTTTATTTGAACAATTTAATCCTATAAATCAATTAAAACAAAGAAGTAAACAAAAGGAGTTATTACTTATGGGTGGAGCTTACGGACACCTAAATCATCCCTTTGACAATAAAAATTTATCGTTTGGGGATTTTAAAACACTAATTATTAATACGCTACAAGGTAATCTTAGTAGTGAAGGCACAGTTACAGAAAAAACTGATGGACAAAATATAATGATAAGTTGGAAGAATAATAAACTTATCGCTGCTCGTAACAAAGGACATATTAAAAACTTTGGTGCTGGAGCATTAGATATTAAGGGTGTACAAAATATGTTTGCTGGTAGGGGTGATATTGAAAAAGCATTTACATCTGCTATGATAGATTTACAAAATGCAATTAGTGGATTAAGTAAAAAACAAAAAGATAAAGTTTTTGCAGAAGGTAAGAAGTTTATGTCTTTGGAAGTTATATATCCTAAGACAGCAAATGTAGTACCTTATGATAAATCTCTATTACAATTTCATGGAACTATTGAGTATGATGCCAGTGGTTCACCAATTGGTTCGGATAGAGATAGCGCAAGAATGTTGGCTGGTATGATAAAACAGATAAATAAAAATATACAAAAGACTTATAGTATTACAAAACCATTTGTAACCAGCTTACCGAAGTCTAAAAACTTTGATGAAAAACAGAGTTACTTTTTAGGTAAGTTGGCTAATTTACAAAATGAATATGCACTATCCGATACTGATACATTGGCTGATTATCATCAAGCATATTGGATGGAGTATATTTATAATGGTGCAAAAAATACAGACTATCCAAATCCAACAAATGATATCCTTATGAAACTAACAAAGAGATGGGCATTTTTTGATAAATCTTATAAAGTACCACAAATCAGAAAAGATTTAAAAGATTATCCTAAATTTTTAGATTGGTTTTTAACAACGGATAAAATGGATCATGCAAAGTTACAGAAACAACACATTAGAGATTGGGAAGTACTTTTCTTTGAATTGGGTGCTGAGATACTTTCTAACCTTAAAGATTTTATAGCTGCTAATCCATCTGATGCTGCACAAAAAATGAAAAGGGATTTGGCTAGTGCTATTAATAAAGTTAAAAAATCTAAAGATCCAAAGGTATTAAATACATTAAAAACACAATTGGATAGACTAAATGCTATTGGTGGGTTAGATGCTGTTGTACCAAGTGAAGGTATTACATTTATGTTTAAGGGTAAATTGTATAAGTATACTGGAGCATTTGCACCAGCAAACCAAATATTAGGAATGTTAAAATTCGTATAGGAGTTATAATGGGATATAGTAAAGAAGCAGAAAGACAAAACAAAGTATTAGGAGATTTACTTCAAGGAAAAACACCCGATAAAAGAATAATGGTTGGTTACGAAGGCAAGAAAGAAAATAAAACCGATAGTATCAGTAAAATGACCGAATTGATGCAAGAAGCTAGAATGCCATTATTTTGTAAAGCTTGTGATAAAGTAATGAATAAAAGATTAGACGATAAGATGTGGAGACTTTATGGACATTGTTTTGATTGTCAGAGTAAATTTGAAAACAAACTTAGAATTTCTGGTGAATATGCAGAGTGGGAAAAGAAAAAAATTAGAGATAATAAAATAGCTTTTATAAAAGAACAGATACAGGCAATTGAAGAGTGGAGAGATATGAAAGCACCTGAATGGTATAACAATGTCGGTGTAAATACACCTGAATTGGAAAAGGAACAATGGGATGTAGACACCACTCAAATACAATTGATGGCGGATGAAGCATTAGAAAAATTTAATAAAACCCTTAAAGAATTGGAGAATGAGGAATGAAACTTTGGAAAGTTATATTAGGATTTTTTGGATTAATCGGTGGACTTTTTGCAGCTAAACAAATAAAAAGTAAAGAGGTTCAGAAACTTAAAAAAGTAATCGAAGAAAACAAAAAAGAAGAAAAGAAAGTTGAAAAACAAATCAAAGAATTAGAGGAAGCTAAAAGTGCATCTAAAAAAGAGATTGGTAATATGAAAAGAAAACTTACCATATCTAAAAAGAAAACTAAGAAGATGGAAGAAGTTTATGAAAATGACGAAGTTGAATCAGCAGAAGATTTTTTAAGAAAATTTGCAAAGAGTAAATAATGAGATACCTTTGGATATTACTACTAACACCTTTGTTAGCACAAACAACCTTTACGGAAGCAGAAGCTTTGGAGATGATAAAAGCTCGTGATGCTCAATGGGAAGGAAAACTAGCAAAAGCCGATTCACTTATAGAATCACAAAAAGTGGTAATTAGTGACTGTGAAAATTTAATAGAAAAATTAGAAGAATCTTCAAATGTTGATTCACTATTAATTGAGGCTAAAGACTCTCAAATTAATTTATTAAAAGCTCGTGATAAAATGAATGAGAAGTTAGTAAAATTAGTTGAACCAAAATGGTATGAAAACCAATATCTTTGGTTAGGTATTGGATTTATTTTAGGAAAAATATAATGAAACCTGCTCCATTAAAAGATGTAATCAAAAAACAGTACCTTATGTGTGCTAAAGATCCTGTATACTTTATGAAAAAGTATTGTGTTGTTCAGCACCCTATGAAGGGTAAAGTTCCTTTTCATCTTTATGAGTATCAGGAGAAATCATTACAAACCTTTGAGGATCATAGGTTTAACATTATACTAAAAGCTCGTCAGTTAGGATTATCAACATTAACTGCTGGGTATTCTTTATGGATGATGACATTTCATAGTGACAAAAACATATTGGTAATTGCTACCAAACAAGATACTGCTAAAAATTTAGTTACTAAAGTAAGAGTAATGCACGCCAACTTACCTTCTTGGTTGAAACAGAAATGCACAGAAGATAATAAACTATCTCTGAGATATAATAATGGTTCTCAGGTAAAAGCAGTTGCTAGTGGAGAAGAGGCTGGTAGATCAGAAGCTCTGTCTCTACTGATATTGGATGAGGCTGCTTTCATCGATAAGATTGAGCCAATATGGGCTGCTGCTTCACAGACATTATCTACAGGTGGAAAATGTATTGCACTATCCACACCAAATGGTGTTGGTAATTGGTTTCACAAAACTTGGGTTGGAGCAGAAGATGGAACAAATGATTGGAATTTTATTAAACTACATTGGAATTTACATCCCGACAGAAATGAAAGTTGGAGATTAGAACAAGATAAACTATTAGGTCCTTCATTAGCTGCACAAGAATGTGATTGTGACTTTATTACTTCTGGACAAACTGTTGTTGATGGTATTATACTAGAAGAATATAGAGAAAAGCATATTCAAGATCCTTTAGAAAAAAGAGGAATAGATAGCAACTTTTGGGTATGGCAGCCTGCTAATTATACTAAAGATTATATATTGTGTGCTGATGTTAGTAGAGGTGATGGTACAGATTATTCCGCATTTCATGTTATGGAAATAGAATCTATGGAACAAGTAGCAGAATATAAAGGTAGAATATCTACAAAAGATTTTGGTAATTTACTAGTCAATACTGCTACGGAATATAATAATGCCCTATTGGTTGTTGAAAACAATAACATTGGATGGGCTGCACTGCAACAATGTATTGATAGAGGATATGAAAACTTATTTTATATGAGTAAAGATTTAAAATATGTGGATACCGAACATCAAATAAACAATAGATATAGAACACAAGATCGAAATATGGTAGCTGGTTTTTCTATGACAGCAAAAACCCGACCATTGGTAATCGCTAAATTAGAGGAATATTTTAGAGAAAAGTCGGTAATTGTTCGTTCAAATCGATTAATTGATGAACTTTTTGTATTTATATATAATAACAATAAAGCCGAAGCTATGCAGGGTTACAATGATGATTTAGTGATGAGTTTTGCTTTAACTTTATGGATAAGAGATACTGCATTAAGGTTGAGAGCAGAAGGTATAGAATTAACTAGAAGAACTTTAAGTGGAGTTGCTTCACAATTAATACCTCAAAAGCCAACTAAAGAAAATAACAGTTGGGAGTGGGATGTTAATGGTGAGAAAGAAAACTTAGAATGGCTTATTAAATAAGAGGTAAAATTATGGCTGATAAAGATTTATTTTCAAGACTAAAACGATTATTTTCTACGAATACAATAGTTCGTAATGTAGGTGGTAGAAAATTAAAAATAATGGATACAGGTCAACTTCAATCTAAAGCTAGAAATAATTTAGTGGATAGATATCAAAAGTTGTATTCTAATATGCAACAAATGGGATATAACGATCAGTTATATGCACAACAATTGCGGTTAGGGCTGTTTAGAGACTACGAATCTATGGATACAGATTCAATTGTTGCTTCTGCATTAGACATTTACTCCGATGAATCAACAATGAAAAATGAATATGGTAATGTACTAGCCGTTAAAACAGATAATAATCAAATACATGATATATTACATAACCTTTTTTATGATATTTTAAACATAGAATTTAATCTATGGCCTTGGATTCGTAATATGAATAAGTATGGAGACCATTTTCTACAATTAGAGGTTACGGATAAATATGGTATTACAAATGTTGTACCATTATCTGCTTATGATGTGGCTCGTTTGGAAGGACATGATGAGACAAACCCACAATTGGTACAATTTCAAATTACACCTAATAGTGGTACTACTACACATAGACATTCTGCTCAACAAACAGAACATATCATATTAGAAAACTATCAGGTAGCTCATTTTAGATTGTTATCTGATGCTAATTATGTTCCTTATGGTAGGTCTATGTTAGAAGCTGGTAGAAAAGTTTGGAAACAATTGACTCTTATGGAAGATGCTATGTTAATCCATAGGATAATGAGGGCGCCTGAAAAAAGAGTGTTCAAATTAGATATTGGAAACATACCACCTGCTGAAGTTGATAACTTTATGCAACAGGCAATCAACAAAATGAAGAAAGCTCCTGTTATTGATGAGAAAACAGGTGACTATAACTTACGATATAACATACAAAACCTTACAGAAGATTTCTTCTTACCTGTTAGAGGTGGGGATAGTGGAACAAATATCGAAAGTTTAGCTGGTTTGACTTACGAAGCTGTTGAAGATATTGAATATTTAAAGAATAAGATGTTGGCATCTCTAAGAGTACCAAAGGCTTTCTTAGGATATGAGGAAGGATTGGGTTCTAAGGCTACATTAGCAGCTGAAGATGTTAGGTTTGCCAGAACAATCGAAAGAATACAGAGGATTGTAGTTAGTGAGTTAAACAAAATCGCTGTTGTTCATCTATATGCTCAAGGTTTTAGAGACCAAGAGCTTGTAAACTTTGATTTAGAACTTACAAATCCATCCACAATCTATGAACAGGAAAAAATTGAGTTGTGGAACAACAAAACATCACTTGCTTCTTCTATGATACAAGATGGATTAGTATCTTCGGAATGGATTTATAAGAATATATTTAATTTTAATGATGAACAAATAAAAGAACAAGACGAACAGATAGTTTTTGATTACAAAACTAAGTTTAGACGCTCACAGATAGAAATGGAAGGTAACGATCCTGCTAAAAGTGGACAATCGCAGGGTACACCATCAGATATGGCTATGGGAAGAACTGGTCATGAGTTAGAAGATGAGGGTGGTTCGGAAGAAGGTGGACAGCCAGGTGCTGGAAGGCCTAAAGAAGCTAATAAATATAGTAAAGATAGTGGTGTAAGGGGTAGAGATCCGTTAGGAGCACATGATAAAAAGATGGCTTACTCACCAAAATCTCTACATACTTATGAAAATTTATTAAAAAATTTAAGTATGCAGGAAAAAAAGTTAATTAGTGAGAGTAGTGAGGTTGAAAGTGAGTATAAAACAGAAGTCTCTTCTCTAAATACTAATAAAAATTAAATTATTGTATATTTATATATAGAGTATACTAAAAACGATTGGAGTCGGTAATGAATACAAAAATAAAGCACTCAAAAATTAAGAATACTGGTATTCTTTTTGAGTTACTTACAAGACAGATAACGGTTGATATAATGAATGACAAAAATGGAAAAGCTGTATCCATTTTAAAGAATTATTTTTCACCTAAAACAGAATTAGGTAAAGAATATGGATTGTATAAGATATTAACTACTGAAAAATTTAATACTGAGAGCAAAGCAGACCATTTAATCAATGCTGTGCTCAGTTCTTATAGAAAAATCAATAGAAAATCTCTAAAAAGGGAAAAATATAATTTAGTAAACGAAATTCGTAAATCTTATGATGTAAATCAGTTCTTTATGGCTAGAATTCCTAACTATAAAGTCTATGCTTCTGTTTTTAAACTGTTTGAAACTCAAACCAACTCCAATCCTGTTATAGAAACAGAAAGTAAGTTCACAATTATAGAAAATATCACAAATAAAGAGATTTCTTCAGCAAAAAAGAAGAAATCTGTGATGGAAAGCTATAAAAAGTCAGAAAAAGACTTGAGATTGTTGGCATATACTGTTCTTGTCGAAAAATTTAACAAAAAATACAAAAATTTGAGTCAAGAACAAAGAAATCTACTTAAAGAGTATATAAACAACATTTCTAACACAAATTCACTAAAAGAGTTTATCGAATCCGAATCCGTAAAGGTAAAAACTCAACTCCAATCGTTTTTAAAGGGTATCGATGACAAAGTTACAAAAATAAAATTAAAAGAGGCTATCAAGCAGTCACATAAGTTATTAAAAGGTCGAATAGTTGAAGATAAACACGTAATTACTCTGATGAGGTACTATGAACTTTTAAAGGAACTTAAAAATGTCAAATCAAGCTAAGCTCAAAGAAATAGTCCGTAAATTAATCAAAAAAGAAGTAGAAGAAGCTTCCACTTCATCTGCTACACCTGGCTATCAAACTCCAAACGCTTTTACGGGTGGTCCTAACAAAGGTAAGAAGAAGAAAAAAGATATATCTACAAATTCTACTGGATACAATATGGTTAATGAAGGAATAACTTCTGCTGGATATTCAGAGATAGGTAAACGTGGTAGATATTTACCACTAGCTGCTAAAGAGCTTGTTAAAGCTCTAAAAAAACAAGATGACAGAGAAGTTATTAAAAATATAGAATACATATATGATTTGTCGGAATGGATGAAAGATACTTTGAAAAATAAAAAGTATAATGAATCCGTAAATGAAAAAGTTCTCGGTGGTAAGGATATGACATCTGGCATAGATAAGAATACTAAAATTACTTTTGACAAAAGAATAATGAATAAACAATTAGCAGGTAAAACTTTCGTAGTTGTTAAGAAAGGTATAAATACATTCAATGTACGTCCCGATGGAAGCGGTAACGAAAGGGATACTAAAACATTAGATGCTCCAACA